TCACAATTGGCGGTTCGACATTGATTACAGCCGGTGGAACATTCACAACGGTTTCAGGTATCTGAACAGATACATCGTGGGTTCGTTGAACGTTGTAAACGGCTTCTGGATTTTCTGGATCAATCTGCGCCACTTGTTGCAACTGCGTAGATGGAACGCCTGTGTGCGCTATTGCAGGAAGTCCCAAAGCTGACAAAGTAGCAGCAGGGTCAAAGCCAGCCAAAATAAGTTTCTGAGCCATTGCCACACGCTTATCCGTTTCAACGAGTGAAGCAGCAGCAATATCCACGTTAGCCAAAGGAACGCGATAAACATCGCCGCCTTCAACTGGTCGTAATTCTTCAAGCTTTCTAATGTCATTGATTGATAAGAATCCTGCCTGTGAACCAATGGAGTATCCCTGCATACGGGTTTGGAAGTCACCACGAAGCAGACCATCAATATTAAAACGGATGAACGCCTGATTCGGCAAAAGTTGTGAATAGGCTTCTTCAATCTTTGCAATGTAACTACGCAAAGTATGTTGCACAAAGTTAATGTTTTGCTGTTCAACGCTGTTGTAGCTCATAGACCCAGCAGTCGTAATTCCCATCATGTGCGGTGGGATACGGAAGATACGGGCTACCTGCTCAACAGCGAACTTCTGCGAATCGAGCATTTGTGCTTCGTCAGGATTTACCGAAGTGCGGTTGAACTTTGCGCCATTGGTAAGAATGCCAACGCGATGAGCCTTTTGGTAGCCAGAGTGCTTAGCGGCAAAACCATCAACAAGGTTGCGAGCCTGTTCTTCGTTCATTCCGCCCGGTGCTTCAATAACTCCAGCAGTTACTAAACCTTGACCAAAGAAACGAGCTGCGAATGACTGCAACGCCATAGCAAGACCAAGATTGTCTTTAAGTTCGCTAATACGAGAAACACCACGCAAAGCACCAGCCTTGCGGATTTCTGTAATGTGCAACATCTCGTCGCTCATAATTGGCTTTGAGTTATCGCCACCGACAACGTAATAAATCTCGTAAGTGTTTGCTGAACGTAAAACTTCTACACGAGTTGGATCAAGAACCACAAGATTAGCAATGTCCCCATTGCCGTCACGATAAATGCGAATGAAAGCATTGCCATCAATAAGCAAGCTAACAAGAACTTGTTGATAATGTTCCGAACGTAAGATTTCGACATCTGGCTTCAACACCCAACTTGGCTGTGGTCTAAATGGGTAGCGGTTTCCATCGCGGCGAATAAAGCAATCAATGGGAAGTGTAGAGATTGTGTCGCTGATAAGAAGCACAGCAGCATAAACGGCATTTAGTTTGAGAGCGTTTGACTCATCAATACGCGCACCAGAGTCAGTTGGTGGAGCAAGCAAGTCCATTCCTGAACCCCACCATTGCTGATACGAAATAGCGCGTTCTTCACTCTTGCCAAAATTGCCAAGCATTACTTACCTCTTTCAAGTGCAACGCCAACAAGAAGCGAAGCAAGACCACCGGCAATAATGCCTAACGGAATTGAGAACAAACCTAAACCGATAGAAATCGCAGTCAAACCTACAATTTGCAAAATAGTCGCTAGCACTTAACTCCTAAAAACTAAAGAACTGTGGAATAGCAGGTTCTTCTTGCGAAACTGTAGCTCTATCAAATCCAATAATACTAGCAACAGCAGCGTCAATCTTTCGTGGACTTCCACGATGTTCTTTCACAATACGGGGTCCAAGTCTGTCGGTCTTAACCACAGCATTTTGCAAGTGACGAGCTAGAAGCGGATTACCGTCATGGGTGAGTTTTCCTGCCACTACTGCATCGTAGAACTTTGCACACGCCGGAACCATACGACTTGCCGAAGTTGATGGATACTCGGAAACTGGCAAACCTGCTTCTTCCAAAACCTGCATTGTTCTTTGCCATCTAAACGGGTCGCAGGTTATTTCACGAACATCGTGAGTAGCGCAAAACTCGATGATGGTGTTTTCAACATCTAGTTGATCAACGCGCCAATCATCTGGGTCATCAGGTTGTTTTTCCCAAGCCTTAACCAAGAACACATAAGGTTCTTCTTCAATAGTTACACCAGCAATAACCGAAGCATCGCCAGAGAACGAACCGTCAAATCCAAGAACAACTGGCGTATTGCCAATCTCGCGTGGACTAGCAAGTGGCTCCCACGATCCATTAGGTAGCCAAGCGTTGTTAGAAGCAACCCATTGATTGCATCGCTTAATACGAAACTCGGCTTCGGGAGTTCTTGCCAGCATTGCCTTGAAATCTGCAGGGTCGTTCAAATCGCCAAAACCGGGATTAGCTTGAATCCATGTTTCTTCTAATCTGTGGTCTGCTTCGTTATCGGCTTCCCACCATGACATAAAGAAAGTTGGATCTTCGATTTCACCTTTAACAACTTTCTGTCCGTATTGGTAAAGCGAATAAGCAGTTGAGTCTTGACCAGTTGAGTCAGCGCGAACGCCAGCGGTTGTAATGGCAATCATCATTGGTTCACGTCTAGCACCCATGCCAAGCTGCATAACGTCAAACAATTCGCGATTAGGTGCGGCGTGAAGTTCATCATAAATAACCATCGTGGGGTTCAGACCTTCTTTAGAGTATGACTCCGCAGAAAGAACGCGATACACAGAACCGGTAGATGGAATCTCAATGGCATCGCGATACACCTTTGCCAAATCAGAAAGTTCAGGCTCAGCTTCAATCATCTTTTTAGCATCACCAAAAACAATGCGAGCCTGTTCTTTTTCAGCTGCACACGAATAAACTTCGCCACCATCGGGACCCATAAACAAAGACCACAAGGCAATGCCTGAACCAAGTGCAGATTTACCATTTTTGCGAGCCATACCAATAAGGGCAGTTCGATGAACAAACCTGCCATTCTCACCAACTGCAAAAAGATTAGTTAGAAGTTCATCCTGCCATTCACGAGTTTGTAAAGGCTCACCAGCTAGACCAGCAATTGTTTCTTTTGTTTGAACGGCAAAGGTATTGATGAATGCGCTAACTTCATGACCACGCGAACGCTTTAGGGCTTTTGAATCAATTGGAGTTAGGAGTTTAGGCTTCGTGACTGTTTGCAACACGAGAACGCAACTCCTCTAGTTTTGACTGACGCTTAACTTCCGCAACACCTAAACGGGTTCTATCTGTAGGAGTGAATCCTAAAAGTGAAAGATTAGCGACTAGTTGGCGATCCAACTCTCGCATAGCCTTTCTATCTTCTGGTCTGTTATCGCGCATAACTCTAGCTCGCAAATTCCAACGCTCATCCATAAGTTCGCAGGTCATTAAAAGTATTTCGCTGTCCGTTGTGGGACTTAACCACGTTTGAGCCATGCCCCAGACAGAATTCCATAACTCTAAGCCGGGAGCCATTAAAGGTCTTTTTGGCTCTGGAATGTCATATGCAGTTGGCAACAAAACAATCTCATTTTGATTAGGCAATTTACGTTTTCCCGGATTTCCTGTTAGCCGTTTCTGTTCAGTTGGCTTTGGTGGTCTGCCACGCTGTGCCATAACTATTCCTTAATGAGTTCAGCAGTCTTGCCTGTTAAGCTTTCCCATCGTTTCACAATAACATCAACGTATTTAGGATCTAATTCAATAATTGCAGCTTTGCGACCAAGCTCTTCACAGGCAATCAGAGTTGAACCCGATCCACCAAAACAATCCATGACCAAATCATCTTTCTTTGATGAATTTTCTAAGCAATACGCAATTAATGGAATTGGCTTCATCGTTGGATGTTCAGCATTTCGCTTTGGTCTATCTATCTCAATGACAGTTGTTTGTTTTCTGTCTGAGTACCAGTTATGAGAACCACCTTCTGTCCAGCCATAATAAATGACTTCGTGCTTGTAGTGATAATCAGCGCGACCCATGACCATTGTGTCTTTGAGCCAAACAAGACTATGACGCCAAACTTTCAATTCATCTAAAACAATCGAAAACGCTAATCCGATTGCTCCATGTGGTGCGCTTACATACCAAGCAGCACCACCTTTTGTGTGGTCATGCAGTTTGCTAAGAGAGTTGCGAAGCATATCCGTTAAACCATGTAGGTCTAATTTGTCATTCTCAATTGTTAGCGCGTCTTTTGTTTTTCCGACATAATGAACTCCATAAGGTGGGTCAGTCCAGACCAAATCAACCTTTCGACCTTGCAAAACTTTCTCATAACAAGTCTCATCTGTTGCGTCACCACAAATAACAAAATGTTCACCAAGTTTCCAGACATCACCCAATTTGGTTATTGGGTCAACCGGAGGTTCAAAAACTAATGGATCTTCATCGCCTTCTCCCGGAACTGGAAGTGGGTCTAATGCCTCAAAACCAAATTCTTCCAATGCCCAGCCATTTGCATCAAGTTCAATTAACTGGTCAGCCAAAACAGCAGAATCCCATTCAGCCAATTCAGCCGTTCTGTTATCAGCAAGGGCAAACGCTTTAATCTGATCCCAAGTCCAACCAACCGGAGTTCGGGCAATTGCGATTTCAGTCCAGCCCAAAGATTTTGCAGCTTCGAGAGTTCCATTACCAGCTACGACGATGTTGTCAGGCGTGACCACAATCGGCTTGCGCTGACCAAAAAGTTTAAGCGACCCAGAGATGGCTTCAAGATTCTTGCCATCGTGCTTTCGGGCATTTGTTGGGTCAAATTTCAAAGACTCAATTTGGACAGTTTCAATGCGCAGTTCGTTCATTTGCCAAGCGTATCAAATCCGCACAAATACGGGCAAAACCAAAACGCTGAATTTCGCGGTAGTGCGCGTATGTCTAGGCTCGGGGTAGAAAGCCCAGCCCCATAGAGAAAATGACCCGTACGGGGGTTAAATCGGGTGGGGTTATG